GGTGATGAAGGCCCAAAATCAATGCATGGCGGTGGAACTCCAAATATGCTTACTTTGTGTATGAGACGTGTTGATAACTCAACCAAACTAGACGTATGGTTTGCATTTACTATTAAGGAACTAGCATAAAATGAAAACATTAAAAGCTTTTATATTAGAATGTATCTTATTAGAACGAGGTGAGGATTCAAAAGGATATAAAAGATCCACAGAAGATGGGGCTGGGTTAACTAGAAAAGGCGCTAAAGCTGCAGGTGTTAAAACAGCTGTTACAACACCACCAAGTAAACTAGACCCAAATGGTAAAGCAGCAAAAAGACGTAAGTCATTCTGCGCTCGTATGAGTGGTGTGCCTGGTCCAATGAAAGATGAAAAAGGTCGTCCAACTCGTAAGGCTGCATCACTAAAGCGTTGGAACTGTTAAAAATCTTATTTGTATAAATATATTGTTAAGGCTAAGGCAAACACGTTTTTAATAACAGATAAGCCCAAGGGAAACTCTGATGGAAAGAATAATACAAGTACCAACCCGCAACACACTCATTTCTTCTCCCAAACTAGACTATGTTGTCGGAGAAATAGGTTGTCTTAGCCTTAATCAAACAAAGTTACAAGTCTCTTGATCGTTTGATCTTGGGGCTGTTTTAGTATTAGAGGAAGTTATGGACAAAATAAACGAAATTACTGAAGGTGATTACAAATTAAAAAAGACCGGACTAGAAAAAACTATTGCTCACCCAGAAGGTAAAGCAACTTATGAAGTTCATCATAATGGACAAATTATTGGTAAAATAAAGCCATATAGTTCATATCTTGATAAGAAAAAACCTGGTTCTAGAATAGTATCAAGTCGAAAAAATATTACTAGTTATTCGTTCGATTTCAATGGTAATCATGGCCCAAGGTCTCATGAAATGGGTACTTTTGTTTATATGGGTCACTCTAATCCTAAAGTGGCACTTCAACGAATGTCTAAAGAACATCAGACATTTAAAGCAAAACAAAAGAATGAAGAAGTAAACCTAGATGAAAATATTTTAAACATTCAGCAACGTCAAAAGCGTGCTATTGAAATGCGTAGAAATGAACCAAGAATTGAAATTGCCAGAGAACGAGCTAAGAAAAAAGTGGCGCCTGAAGCAAATATCAAGAAGCGTTCATATGCAATGGCAAGACAACTTGTTCGTAGCAGACTTACTAATGTTTCACAAGCTGAATATGCTAAGATGGGCCCATCTGAAAAGATGGCAATTGACCGAGTTATCGAAAAGAAAGGACCTGCTATCAAGAAATTAGCAATGCGTCTAATTCCAAAAGTCAAGAAGGCTGAATATGCCCGACTTCAATCTTATATGCATGGACAGCAAATGGCTAACCATGGAGCACCGGAAGGAAATCACGTGTCAGAATCTTTAAATAACCTGTTCCTAGAATACTTTGGTGATTCCGCACCAGGTAATAGTGGATCCACAGGTGAGCGTTCAGATAGTCCAATTAATTCTAGCGGTCGCAAGATTGCTAAATCAAATACTAAAGGTGATTCTCAGGGTAACGCCAAAGGTGGCACAAAGACTAAAGGATCTCCCATTGTCCAATATGGCAAGTTCGGTGAAGATCTAGAAGTTGATAGTCCTGTTTTTAAAGCTCTTATTAAAAAGGCTGATGCTACTAATCTTGATCTAGAGATTCTTGGTGAAGTCTATAATCGTGGGCTTGAAGCTTGGAACGAGGATTGCTCAGTATCACAACAGCAGTACGCATTTGCTCGTGTAAACTCATATATCAATCAGGGTAGAACATACTTTAATGAAGATGCTGATTTGCACGAACTTTCAAAGTCAACACTTAAATCGTACCTAGCTAAAACTAAAGAAGGTGGAAAACAATATCCAACACCACTATCATTTAGAAAATCAATGGAGTCTCAGGGTATTGCTAAAGGTAAACTTGGACTAAAATATAAAAGACGTCCAGTACCTGATGTGAAAATTAAGGCTACAAATGAAGAAGTAGAGCTTCAAGAAGATGAAGCTCCAGCTAAGGTAGGTGACAAAGTTTATCTCAAAACAAAAGTACACGCTAATTCCCCACATACTGGTAAAGTAAAAAAAGTTACACCTACTCATGTTCATTTAGATACTGGTCATGGAATTTATAAAGCACCTCATTCTGCTATTACTAAAGATTATAAGCAATCTCATCTTCATGTTAACTACGGTAGTAAGAATGAAGAAGTAGAAGTAACTGAAGGTAAATTTACTGCTCATGTAAGCAAGAATGGTCGTAGTCATGGAACAGTTAAGCTTTCTGCTATTGATCGAGAAAATGCTGAATATCAGATGAAGAAGCATCCTTATTACAAGCACTTTACAGTTGATAAAGTTGTAAAAGAAGAAAATCTTGAAGAAAAAAGAGGTCTGTGGGATAACATTCATGCTAAGCAAAAAAGAATCAAAGCTGGTTCGGGTGAACGTATGCGTAAACCAGGTTCGGAAGGAGCACCATCTAATTCTGATTTAAAAGCTGCTCAGGAATCAGTAGACTTTGAAGAATCAAAGAATACGCCATATGTAAAAGCATATTTTGAAAAAGGTCAGACAAAGCAAAATTCATGGAAAGCTATGAACAAGCATGGTCATGTCAAGCACTTTGGTCTTCCTTTTAAGAAAGCAGCTGAATTACATGCTGGTCTTTCTGAGGGAGTACAATCAGATTTTTTAGATGAAATGGCCGGAGCGAATATGGATCGCCGTGCTCTGGTCTCACACATTACAAATAAAGGATGGCAGAAGAAGGCAAGTGGTGGAAGCGGCGACCATGATGTATTCACACATCCAAAGTCTACACACCGTCTAGCAGTTCCTAGGCATAACAAGCTTAAGGCACCTTTAATTCTTGATGTGCTCAAGAAGTCCAAAATTATGGACAAGACCAATGAGGAAATAGAATCAGTAGATGAACATATAGTCAAGGTCAAGAGCGGTTACCGTCTAGTTTCTAAATCATCTGGTAAGAATCTAGGTACTTATCCTACTAAGGAGGGTGCTGAGAAACGTGAAAAGCAAGTTCAATACTTCAAGCACCAGAACGAAGAAGTAGAACTTGATGAGGTTCTGTTAAGTTCATTTAAAAAGACTGAAAAGTTTGGCGGTAAAGATCTAGGTAAACATATCTCTACTATTGAAGGTACTAAGCATATTGGCACACTAGAAAATGGACATCATGTTTATCATAGTTATGATCCAAAAGATAAAATGCATGACTATCATGTAGTAGACCCAAAGACCAAGCGAATCAACATTCACCTTACAACCAAGCAGCAGGCGGCTCCTGGTGCTGAAGAAGTTAGTGTTCTAACTGCTAATGACAAATCACTTGGTGCACATCATCTCTACCAGCACCTTGTGACAAAGCACAACAAGATTATCTCATCTAATGACCAGTCACCAGGTGCTAGAAGTGTATGGGCAAAAGTTGGAAAGCATAAAGGCATTCATATTCATGGATATGATCCTATCAGCAAGACAACATTTCACATGAAGCCATCTGATGATGAAGAATACATAGATAGAGATAATAAGGAAGTAAATACGGTCAAAGCAGATCGTAAACTTACTGCTCCAAAATCCAAAGATCGTGCCGCACATGATGCAGAATTAGAAGATCTTGATAAAAAGAAATATACATACATTGTAATGCACAAAAAGAGTGGTCTCAAGGAAGATCTTGAATCATATCTTTCAGAATCAACACTACCTAAAAGTTATACCAAAGGTCTCACTCCTGCTGAAATAAAAGCAAAAAAAGCACATATTGAAAGAAATAATAAACTTTCCGATAGGGATCCAGATGCTTATAAAGATATGCCTGGAGATAAGCGTATCAGAGAAAAAGGTATCCCACAGTCAAAATACACAAAAGCATACCATGCTAAGTTCGGTGAGAGCATAGAAAATCTTGATGAAGATGCTCTAGCTGATAAAGCTAAAAAGTCAGGTATTTCACTTGGTACACTAAAGAAAGTTTATCGCCGTGGTGTGGCTGCTTGGAATTCAGGTCATCGCCCTGGGACAACACCTCAGCAGTGGGGTATGGCTCGCGTGAACTCTTATATTGCTCATGGTAAGGGAACATATGGCGGTGCCGATAAAGATCTTCATGAGGATGACGATAGACCTATTGCTGTATCTAGAGGTGAAACACCACGTAAAAAGACTCAGAATGTAGAACGAGATCTTACTCCACAAACCCCAAGTAATGATGCAGCGCCCCCTAAAAATCCTGCTTCTGATATGTTCAAGCAGCAACAAATCAAGAAGAAAATTATTGATGAGTTTGACTTTAGTTCTGAAGAATTAGATTTCTTTCTTGAACATGGAGTTGAGTTTGGAGAATTACTAGATGAAGCTGTAAATCCAACAAAACGCCAAACCAAAAAGTTAATTTCTAGATGGCATGATAAAGAACAAGGTCAGATGTATGGTGATCTTCCGTATTCATACCACCCTAAAAAGGTAATGAATATTGGTAAAAGAGTATTTGGAACAAGAAGATTCGGACCTGCAACTAAGAAGGTAGCACTTCTACATGACACTCTTGAGGATACTCCACACACGCCTGAGGATCTAAAAGCAAAAGGCTTTACACCTGAAGTAATTAATGCTGTCAAACTTCTCTCGAAGGATAAGAAATTATCTTATAGAGACAATATTGAACGCATCATTAGAAGTGGTGATAAACATGCGCAAATGGTAAAATATGCTGACAATATGGCAAACTATACTGGTGATAAGTCAGGATGGGATCCAGAAAAGCGTAAAGCATCACAGGCTAAGTATATGGATAGTATGAAAAGACTTGGTGCTGTTCTTGGTGTGAACCATCACGAAAAGCTTGATGAATCCGATAAACCAACATCAAGACTAATCGGTACTGACTCATTGGTAAAGACATACAAGAAGTCAACACCAGGTCAGAAACTAGATGAAGCATTTAATATTGCTTTTGCTGCTGGTATTGGTCAGACCTATACTGCTGCTGATTTAGGTATGAAAATGCAAGGTGGTTTTGCATATCATCCATCAGTCCTTGATCAAATTGAAGAGGATGTTGTATCCGCCGAAAAGGCACCAGTAGTAGTTCCAGCACATATGGATGCTTATGGCAATGTTATTCCAGCCAAAACAGTACTTCGTAAACTAGGACGTAAAATCATCAGAAGTGGCAACGTCCATAATGGTGATACAGATCAACAAATTGGAGACCCTAATAATGGATAAATTAATTGAAGCTATGAAAAGACTACTAGCGGATGTTTCGGCATTTCGTATTAAGTCACAGTACTATCACTGGAATGTTGAAGGACCTAATTTTCCACAATATCATAGTCTATTTGAAGAACTATACACTACTGCAGATGAAAATGTAGATGATATTGCAGAACATATTCGTGCTCTTAATGCATATGCACCCGGTTCACTTGGTAGGTTTCTTGCACTCACAAGTATTCAAGATGAGACAATTGTTCCTGAAGCTTGGGAAATGATTAATCGGATTTCACAAGATAATCTGAAAGTTCATGCTTCACTCATTCAGTGTCATATTATAGCAGATGAACTCAATCAATATGGGCTTGTTAACTTCCTAGAAGGTCTGCTTGAAGTATATGAAAAGCAACAATGGAAACTTCGCTCAACACTTAAACGTTAAATTTAGTTTTAATAAATAACCAATAGAAATTCTAGGAGAAGAAAATGAAGAATAATAGTTTTTTAACTAGCTTAAGCAAGGATCTCGTAAGAGACGTCCGTGATCTTATGGCTGGTAATTCATCAGTTGAAGCACCACTTGAAGAACTTGGTGAAGCAGCTAAGGTACTTTCAGATAAGCAAAAGAAGCTTGACAAGAACCACAATAATAAGCTTGATGCAGATGATTTTCGTCGTCTTCGTGGTGAGGGTATTGATCGTGTAGTTATTCATTCACCATATACACCAGATATTCATGGTGGTCTTGCTGAAGTAACCCATCGTGATCTTCGTACTGGCATTGTTACAGTCATGTTTGAGAATATGTATTACAAACTCAAGAAGGGTCAGTTTACAGAACTCCCAGAAAACTTCGAGCAGCTTGATGAACTTTCAAAGAAGACTCTAGGTTCATATGTAAAGAAAGCAGCTAACTCAATGGCACAGAGCCATGCTGAGGTTGAAAAGGCTCGTGCGGATCGTAATGCAGCCCATGCTATTGATTATGCAACTACAGGTACTCCTTCTGATGTTCGCCAAAAGGTAAAAGATATTATCTCAAACGATGCTTCTAAGCGTGAGAAGACACACTTTAAAGATGTAGTAAAGCGTCACACAGGTATCAATAAAGCTGCTGATAAACTTACCAAGGAAGAAGTAGAAGATCTTGATGAAGCAAAAAAGAAACATCAGTATATTGAAGTAGTAAATAAGTATACTGGTGGTATTACCAAGCATAAAGTTCATCCAGATAAGGCATTTGCTGCACTAAATCACTTTAGAAGTGATATGCATACTAAGTCGGCAAGAATTGTTCATGAAGATCTTGAAGAAACATTTGAAATCTATGATCTAACTGAACTCAATGAAGGTGCTGGAACACTCAAGGGTCTACCAAAGCACATGATCAAGACAATTGTACACAGTGTACATGGTGGTGAGAATTCACCAGTTGAAGAACATGGTAGATCACCTAATCACAGTCATCTTCGTACTACACTTAGTAAGGCTATGAGTTCTGGTGATGTTTCAGTAGTTCATGTCAATGGTAAACCAGTTTCGGCAGTTCATATCTCCTCCCCAGATAGTAGACCAAAGTATGGTGTCGGTGACGAGACTAGTAACAGATCAATTACTAGAACACAACAACAACACAATACCGGTAAATATGATAGTCGTACAAAAAAATATATTCCTGCTAAGTATCATGATTATCAGAGCCCACATCACTCAAAGGAAGAAGCACTTCACAGAGTAATGAATGCTATTGAGAAGCACACTGGTGATCTTACTGATAAGGCTACTTACAAGAAGCACAATATTGAGATCAAGTCATATAAGCGTGACCCAAAGCGGGCTGAAGTTTCTGCAAATCGAACCAAGAATAAGCCAAACATGCAGTCTAACTATGTTAACTATGCACCTGGTGAAGCAAGACCTGCATATTCAACTGTAAAGAAAACTTCAAGTACACCTGCTGGTGATATGAGTGGCATCAAGTCTAAAGCACTTGATAAGATGGCTGATAAGCATGTTGTAGATAATTCATCACCAAAGACTAAAGCAGAAGAACTACATGCAGCTCTTGGTAAAGCTATTGCTTCTGGTGACACCAGACAAGCTAAATCTCACATGGATGCGCTAGATCAACACGTTCGTCAGAAAGGTATTGGTTCAGAATCACCAACAAGATCTAGATATAAAGATGCGGTAAAAGATCTGCGTGATCGTGGTGGCTACAGTAAGGATTATGCAAGAAGCAGTATCAAGGATATGAAAGCTGGTGGTAAGATCAAGGAAGATATCGAACTTTCACAAGATGAAATTGATATGATCGAAGCTTCACTTGCAGATCTAGATGAAGGACGTGGTCGCCCACCAAAGGAAGGTTCTGCAGCATGGAAACTTCGTCAGACACAGGCAGCAGAAGATGTTCCAGCTCTTGGTATTCAACTACGCAAAGCTGCTTCAATAAATAAGCCTGTAACCTTTGCTAATGGTGAATCAAAAGAAATTCATCGTAACCACATTGACCGCTTTAATGATCATATGGATGCTCGCAAAACTTCACAGGAAAAAGCAAACTTCCAAAAGACCGCCAATAAATCACATGCCGACTTTGTCAAAGCAGTTACTGCCGATATTCCACATCGCACAAAGGACACTGGCGAAATAGTTAAATACGGTCGGTAATTAAAATTTAATTTAGGAGAAAAGAAATGTCACTTTGGGGCAATAAAGATCAATCTAATAATTCACCAATTTTCACGCCACTACAAGTAAATCTTAGTATAACTGCAAATAATGCTAATGCTGTTTTTGGTAACACTACATTTGGTGCATTTAAAAATAACAACGTAGCAATGAAAGAAGCTGTAGGTGTGTTTGGTATTAGTACTGTTGAAGCTGCAAATGCAGTCTCTGGTGGTACTAAGGCTGCACATGCCGGATGGAATATGCGCACAGCATATACCGGTCCATTAACAGGTATTACTATTGTAGCACCAGGTAAACTTTTCACCAATGGTGATATTATCACAGTAAATCCAGGTACAAGTGCTGTTTCTGCAAATGCAACTGCTACAATTGCTACTAACGGTTTGGGTAACGTAGTTTCAGTATCAATTACATCTGTGGGTGCTGGTTTTACTGCCACAGCAATATCTAATGCTTCTGTTACATTTGCTAATTCAACTGGTGGTGCATCACTTGGAAGTCTTGCAAATATCACTGGAACTGCTGGCGGTAGAGCAGGACGTATTCAACTTGAAACACTAGTTGCAATGGGTTCAATTACTGGTGACAGTGACGGTACAATTTTCTGATTTGGTTGGGGTGGTTGTTAATTCAGCCACCCCATTTTTAAGTAGAACTATAAAATGAATTTAGATCATGTTAATGAAAATAACTTTCTATTATTTGCTGCAAAACATTATGATAACCCACAATGCCATAATACTCAAGAATTCTATGATGATCTAAATAGATTTAAATATATAAAACGACTTTTTATTAAATATTTAGAATATGGTGAACTACGTGAACGATTAATTTTAAATCATATAACGATTCTATATAATGTATTTAATGATGCAACTACCGAAATGTTATTCTTTAAACTTGATGGTTATCATGAACTATTAAAGCCATTTTTGATTCTACTTAATAGAATACCAGATAAGATAATCTATAATAATATTTCAATATATAGTAGTGACATAGATATGAATGCTAATATAATTAAGATACTAAGGATGATTTAATGCTTGAAGCAAAAGATTCTAGAGAATATGGATATGAAGGTGAGATGGTTATGTCTCAACTTAAAGGTATTATCTCACATTCTAAACAACTGCATGATATGTTAGAACCTGATACTGATTTACCTGAGTGGGTTCAATCAAAGATTACATTAGCATATGACTATATTCAGACTGCTGCCGATTATATGGCTACTGAGTTAGATGAAGATATGGCAATGCCAACTAACAATGCCGGCAGTGGAAAGATTGCAGCAATTGGCATAGGATCTCAAGGTGAGCCAGGTGTGTCCAAGAAACGAAATCCAATTCTACAATCAACTGGCCGCCGTAAATCACTCACTGACTTTATGCGAGGTAACTGATGTTTGGTTTAGCACTTCGTTTACTTGGTATTGGTAAACTCATTAGACAGTTTATTTTCAACAATTGGAAACTTTTTGTTGGTATTACCGTTATAATAGGTGCTTATTATTATGTGAACCATATAAAGCATGTTGCTTATCAATCTGGTCGTAATGATGTAGTTGCTGAAGTTAAAGCAGAAACTGAAACAGAAAATAACCGAAATAGAATCTTTGAACAAAAGCTTCAGACTATTGTCGATACATACGGTAAGACTGCAGTTCAAGAAGCTTCAAAACGAATTGAAAAAGAAACTATCCAGACTAACACAATTCAGACTTTAATTAAAGAGAAGCCAATTTATACCGAATGCAAAGTTGATCAAGCAGTAACAGATGCACGTAATGCAATTAGAGAACTAGGACCAACACCATGAAAAAGTTAATCTTGCCATTTCTTTTGTTGTTGAGTGCTTGTGGTCATGATAATGCACATGTGGTTCCAGGTGTTAAGCCAGTAGTAATCCCAGCACTTCCTGCTAATCTTTCTATTAAAGCTAAACGACTACCTGATATTAAAGATAATACAATGGGTGGTAGAGAAGTAATTGGTGCCGCTGATGATCAAGCTTATAATTCTGTAGCACATCAACTTAATAAAGTAATTGATCTATATGATTGTGTCCGAGACTCTATAAATAATAAGAAAAATGCAGAGGGATGCTTAAAATGAAGCAGTTTAAAGACTTTATTAGTGAAGCGGAAGATCTAAATGATCCAACAGAAACTAAGAAGTCACTACTAGCTTTAATTTCATCAAATTTCTTCCGATTTGCAAGTACAGATAAAACAGATACACGTTCTTTATTAATGCTTATTGCAGCTTTAGGTATTCTAAATGCAGGTAATGATCTTAATTCATTAAACCTTGCAAGAAGATTAGCTACTGGCGCTTTATCTCGTGGTAATTTAAAATAAAAAATTAGCGAGGGACTTATGAATAATATAAAACAAATTATGAGTGACATTAACGGAAATCTTTCATCCAAACGACTTGTTACATTTATTTCCTTAGCACTTATTGTTGCTGGTTATGTAGCCAATCTTGTTTATGGCAAAGTTGTAGACCAAAATATGTTTAATTCTGTTATGTACATTGTAGTTGCTGGATTAGGCTTTACAGGTGCTGAACAATTTGCACCAACGAGATCACAATGAGCAGCACAAATTTAGAAATACGAAAAATTGAAGAAAATGTTTCTTCACTTCAACGAGACATGGCTCAGGTAGGTCAATTAGTAGATAGACTTGATGTGACAATTGAAAAGTTAACAGAAGTTTCTACTACTGTATCACAGCTTCTAGCGGTTCAAGCAAACAGACTCGAAGTTCAAGAAAAAACAGCAGATAAAATTCAAGATCTAATCGAGCAAAGAAGAATGGAAACAGATAAAACTCTTAAGGATCTTTACGATCGAATTGATGACGTAGAAGTAGACCTTCAAAAAGAAATAAAAGAAAATCAAGCAGAAGTTCTAAAAAAGATTCAAGAATTAAAAGATTCAGGAACAACGCAACATAATCATTTAGAACAACGTCTGACTAAACTTGAAAAGTGGATATGGATCATTATCGGTGGCGGTGTTGTTATTGGATTTTTAATGGATAAAATTAATCTGATTTCATTATTTCACAACTAATTTGTTTACATAATTGCTAATATGTATATAATGACTTATAAGGTCAATAGTTATATGTTAGTGAGAAGTAATGAATTGGATTGATTTGAAGTATGTGAATATGTTATCAATCAGACTTGAACGATTTAAAAAGGTTCAAGACAGGTTCAACATGCGTTGTCCTATCTGTGGTGATTCAAAAAAGAATAATTCAAAGACACGAGGTTGGATTCTACCTCATGGAAATAAAACTAGATACTATTGTCATAACTGTAATGTAAGCTTAAGTCTGTCTGATTTTATCAAGTCGGTGGATCAGAATCTTTATTTTGAATACATCAAAGATGTAATGATTGAGAAGTCAGGTACTGCTCAACTTACACCAGTTCAAGAATTTGCTAATTGTATGAAGAAACCAGTCTTCATCAAAAGCACCGCATTATCAGCATTAAAGAAAATCTCTCAACTAGAACCTAGTCACCCTGCAAAACTATATGTATCCGACAGAATGATTCCATCTGAAACTCACTATAAACTATTTTATGCACCAAAGTTCAAAAAGTGGGTTAATAGTATTATACCTGGCAAATTTGAAAGTACAGAACTTGATGAACCCAGGCTCATTATACCATTCCTAGATAAAAATAAAATATTCTTTGGGTTTCAAGGTCGGTCTTTTAAAGCTAAAGATGATCTAAAATATATTACTATTCTATTAGATGAAAGTAAACCCAAGGTTTTTGGGCTGGATACTGTAGACCCTACTTCTAAAATATATGCATTTGAAGGACCTTTGGACTCATTATTTATTCCTAATTCTATTGCGTCTGCTGGCGGTAGAATTGACTCAAGTCTTTTGTTGACAAATTTACCAAAATATAATATAGTGGTTGTATATGACTATGAACCACGAAGTGTTGAAACGGTCCATAAAATGGAAGCAGCAATTGCTGACGGTTATTCAGTTTGTTTTTGGCCTGAACTTGATTATAAAGATGTAAATGATATGGTCAAGAAAGGTGGATATTCTCAAGAATATATAAAACATATGATTGATTCCAATACTTATAGTGGACTCAAAGCGCAACTTCAATTAGCTATATGGAAGAAAGTTTAATGTGGAAACGGATTTTGTGTAGATTTGGATGGCATTCCTGGACTCCTTGGGATACACCACGATTGCTTGAAAATGGATCTGGTCTTCAGTATCGTAAGTGTACAATTTGCAACCTCCAAAAGAAACATATTATATGATGACATTTCGTGAACGCATGCTTTTCTTAGAGAAGCTAAAAGTAAACAATCATGCTGGTGGTACTTACATGTGTGTCAATATATCTACTAAAACGCAGAAAGATCTTTCTGCTTGGGTTGCAACTCATAATATTCCCAATGCCTCAGATCCTAAGCAATATCACACCACAATCATCTATAGTCGCAAGGGTGTTCCTGATGTTAAAGACTATAAACTTGATCTACCACTTACTGGTAAAATAACTAAGTGGGATATTTTCAAGAATGGTGATAAGAACTGTTTGGTAGCTTTGATTGACTGCCCAGAACTTGTAGAACACCATAAGTCTATTAGAGCACAATTTGGTGCTACTCATGATTTTCCAGACTTCAAGCCTCATATTACAATTAGTTACGATTATGGTAATACTGATATTCCGAAAGAACTACCGTCGGTTCCTATTGTCTTTACAAAGATACATATTGAGCCACTAGATTCTGACTTCACACCAGCAAAGGCCGACTGATATGAAAGTTATTGTTGCTGGTAATCGGTATAAAGATTCACAAAATAAGATTGTCTTTGATGATTACGACTTAGTTTTAAGTGCAATCAACTCTTGCGGCTTCTTCATAGATGAACTTGTAAGTGGTACTGCAATCGGGGTTGATCAACTTGGTGAGCAATGGGCACAAACAAGAAGTATTCCTATCACAAGAATGCCTGCTGATTGGAACAAATATAATAAAGGTGCTGGTCCAATTCGAAATAGAGCAATGGCTGTTTATGCTGATGCTGCAGTTATTGTCTGGGATGGTACTTCTGAGGGCACCAGAAGTATGATTAATGAGATGATCCGCATTAAAAAGCCTTATCATCTTCAACTGTCACTATCAACATTGGAGTCTTTTTATGAGTAAAGCGAATCTAGTAGGTATTACTATACCAAATTATAAGTACACAAATTGCGACACACCAGAAGAATTAGTAGCTTGGTGTGCTCGTGTAAGCAATCCTTCTAATCAGAATAATACTGCAACTGCAGGTAAGTTGCTTAAATATCTAATTTCACATCAGCATTGGAGCCCACTTGAAATGCTCCATGTTGCAATCGAAGTTAGAACTACCAGAGATATTGCTCGCCAGATGTTACGTCATCGGTCATTTTCCTTTCAAGAATTCAGTCAGCGATATGCAGATCCAACTAAGGATCTTGGTTTTGTCACTCGTGAAGCAAGACTTCAGGATACTAAGAATCGCCAAGCTTCTATTGAAGTAGATGATGACACACTTGCAAATGCCTGGTACCACTATCAGAAGCGGGTGATTGCTGTCAGCCTTGATGCTTTCAAATGGGCAATTGACAATGGTATTGCAAAGGAACAAGCTCGTGCTGTTTTACCAGAAGGTCTCACAGAATCGGTGGTAATCGTGTCTGGAACTCTTCGTTCATGGGTTCACTATTGTCAACTTCGTATGGATCAAGCTACTCAGAAAGAACATCGGATTGTAGCTGAGCAGTGTTGGGCTATTATTGCTAAGGAATTTCCTTCTATTCTTGAGGCATTAAGCAATGATGATTCATTATAATATAAATTCAACAACATGTAATTGTATGGTTTGTGATGAGACTTTAATTCCAGAACAAGTAACATCACATTCTTGTGCTTCATATCTTAAGAAAAGAATAGAAGTATTAGAAGCAAAAGTGAATAAGTTATTAAGTGAGTCAGACTATGCCTCTTGAATTAGATGGACTTGTATATAAAAATCTTACTCACAGATTAAATAATTTAGCTAAAAATGTTGAACTAGATGGTCATTGTAATGCTGCGCGACTCATGCGAAATGCAGCAGACACTCTTGATCATTTAGAAAAACTAGGTCTTATTAAGCTGGACAAGTCAAAGGATTTTGATTAAAATAAATAACGTTGTCATCCACTTAATAAAGGATTCAGCATGACACCTACTCAATTAGCCGAGCAATATATAGAACTCAGCAAGAACCCAGGAAAAACAACTGCTTTAATTAATGCACTGCCAAACGAAAAATGTGCAGTAATGAGTTCTAGTCATGCAGCAAATGATAATATTAAAGATAAACTAAAACAACTTCGTCCAGACTACAACTCAGATAATGTAGAATGGTTAGTCTATTCTCCAAATTCTGGTTGGAGAGATAAGACACTATTGAGAGATATGCATGTGTATTTAGATGATTCATTAATCGGTGATATGAGCATCAATCAAATTAAGGCAATCAACGATGTCTATGGCAAAGAAAAGAGTTGACATTTTTATTTCAGTGATATAAGATGGACTTAATTGAAAGGATATATAATGAACCTTGCCGCTAAGTTTTACCACAAGCTGTACAAATCAAATTTCTTTCTAAAGCCGACTCAATATCAAAGAGATTTTGAGTCGGCAGTGAAAGAATTTTTAGAAGAATATGAGAAGGATAAAAATAAGACATGATTCAGGTAGTTAAGCGAAATGGTAGTAAAGAACCACTAAATATTGATAAGATCCACAGAGTAATTGAATGGGCATGTGAAGGTCTTACTGGTGTTTCGGTTAGTGAAGTTGAACTTGCATCTCATATTCAATTCTATAATAATATCAAGTCTTCTGATATTCATGAAACCTTGATTAAAGCGGCTTCAGAATTAATTACCGCTGATAATCCTAACTATCAATACGTAGCTGGACGTCTAGTCAACTATCAGCTACGTAAAGAAGTTTATGGTACATATACACCAGTTAGTCTTCAGTTACACTGGTGTAAAGTTGTAGACTATGGTTATTATGATGAACAATTAAGTACTGCTTATAGTCCCGAAGAGTGGTTTGAACTTGCGGAATATATAGACCATGAACGAGATAACAAGCTTGCTTATGCAGCTATGGAACAATTTCGTGGTAAGTATCTAGTAAAGAATAGAGTCACCGGTCAGATTTATGAGACTCCTCAAATGGCTTTTATGTTAATTGCCATGACTCTTTTTCAGAATTATAAAACCGATCGACTAAAATGGGTAAAGGATCTTTATGACGCAATCAGTACTTTTGACATTAGTTTACCTACTCCGATTATGGCTGGAGTTAGGACACCTCGTAGGCAGTTCAGCTCTTGCGTACTCATCGAAACAGATGACTCACTCGATTCGATCAATGCTACATCTTCGGCAATCATAAAATATGTCTCGAACAAAGCTGGCATCGGAATTGGCGGTGGTGCTATCCGTGCTCTCGGGTCTGGTATTCGCGGTGGTGACACTGTGCATACTGGTGTTATTCCTTTTTGGAAGCATTTTCAGACGGCTGTTAAGAGCTGTAGTCAAGGTGCTATAAGAAACGGCGCAGCAACTATGTATTATCCTTTTTGGCATTTGGAAGTAGAAGATCTACTTGTACTAAAGAACAACAAGGGTACAGAGGATAATCGTATTCGTCATTTGGACTATTCCGTCCAGTTTAATAAGGTAATGTATGAACGACTTCTTTCTGGAGGTAACATCACTCTCTTCTCACCTCATGATGTACCAGATCTTTATGCTTGTTTTTTTACAGATGTAGATAAATTTAGAATTCTATATGAGAAATATGAGAAAAATTCCAAAATAAGAAAGAAAAGTATTCCTGCAATAGAACTTTTCAGTTCCTTTATGACGGAACGTAAAGATACAGGCAGGATCTATTTTATGAATGTAGATCACTGTAATACCCATGGTTCTTTTATTCCTGAAGTTGCACCTATTCGTATGAGTAATCTGTGTGCCGAAATTACGCTGCCCGTTAAACCGCTTAATGATATTAATGACGAAACCGGACGTATTGCACTGTGTACTTTAAGTGCAATAAACTGGGGTAAGATTAAAAATACTTCAGATTTTGAACGACCATGTACACTTGCAGTTAGAGCATTAGATGCACTTTTAGATTATCAAGATTATCCTGTAAAAGCAGCTGAACTTCACAGCAAGGAATATCGTCCGCTTGGTGTTGGCATTATCAACTTTGCATATTGGTTAGCTAAGAATGGTAGTACCTATTCTAATCCTAATCTTGATCTGATTCATGAGTATGCCGAAGCTTGGTCATATTATCTTATTAAGGCATCAGTAGATCTTGCTGAGGAATATGAAGCTTGTACACTTCATCAGAATACTAAGTATTCTGCAGGTGTTTTACCTATTGATACATATAAGAAAGAAGTTGATGAATTGGTTGCTCCAGTCTATAAGATGGACTGGGATCAACTGGCACTTCGAGCTAATCAAGTTGGTATTCGTAATTCTACTTTAATGGCACTTATGCCTGCCGAAACATCTGCACAGATTAGTAATTCAACAAATGGTATTGAACCTCCTCGTGCTCTTGTTTCGATTAAGCAGTCCAAGGATGGAGTCCTTAAGCAAGTAGTTCCAGGTATTAACAATCGAAGTGTCAAGTACGAATTACTCTGGGATCAACCAAGCCCAGAAGGTTATTTAAAGATTATGGCTGTACTTCAAAAGTTTATTGACCAGTCTATTTCCACTAACACTTCATATAATCCAAAGTTTTATGAAGATGGAAAGATTCCAATGTCAGTTATGCTACAACATCTTCTGATGATGTATAAATACGGCATCAAGACTGGGTATTATTTCAACACAAATGATGGCGCTGGTGAAATTGAATTGGAAGATCTGGCACCAGGTGAAACTGATGACGAGGATTGTTTATCATGCAAGATCTGACTGAAGAAAAACGTGGTAAACGCCGCCGACTTACTACTAATGCAATTAAACGACAGAAGCAATTAGCAAAGATTAATAAACTAGGTGCTGTTCATAAGCATAACGAACAAGATCATCGGTTTGCAAAGATGCATGCACTTAATTGTGGAATTCCCAAATGTATTATGTGTGGTAATCCCAGAAAGATTTGGAAAGAACGTACACTTCAAGAAAAGAGATTTATGCAAGATGACTGGATATATGAGACTAAACAATGACAAGTGGGATGACCTTGGAGTAGTTTATAAAGTTTTGAGCTATTTTAAAGATGTAACTTCAACAAGTGTTAAACTTGAACTTCAAACAATAGATGGTGCAATTCATACTCGTGTCGAACCAGAAGCATATATAGAATGGCTTCAAGACGGAGATACTAATGTCAGTTTTTAATACTAGTACAAATAAGAATCATCTAGAACGAACAATCTTTTTTGACGAGCCGGTTGATATTGCTCGTTATGATAAAGTAAAGTATCCAGCATTTGAAAAACTAACAGATAAACAACTTAGTTTCTTTTGGCGCCCTTCTGAAATAGAATTGTCCAAAGACTCTAAAGATTTTAAGGGTCTTACTGATAATGAGAAGCATATTTTTACTTCCAATCTTAAAAGGCAGATTCTACTTGACTCTGTTCAGGGTAGAGCTCCATCTCTGGCTTTTCTCCCTATTTGTTCACTACCTGAGGTGGAAACCTGGATCCAGACTTGGGCGTTTAGTGAAACGATCCACTCCCGTTCTTACACTCATATCATTCGCAACGTTTATTCTGACCCTTCCCGAGTCTTTGATGAGATGTTGGAGATCCAGGAAATAGCCGACTGTGCTGCTGATATCAGTAAGTATTATGATGAACTGATTGATATGAATATTTGGAAGTCTGATTGGAGAGCTGACAGGTCTTATAGTGGTTCTGGTAGAATTGAAAATGAATACCAACACAAGAAAGCTCTATGGCTTTGTTTAAATGCTGTCAATGCTCTAGAAGGTGTCCGATTCTATGTTTCTTTCGCGTGCTCTTGGGCGTTTGCCGAAGTCAAAAAGATGGAAGGTAACGCAAAAATCATTAAGCTCATCGCACGTGATGAAAATGTTCATCTTGCCTCAACTCAACAGCTTCTCAAGCTTCTACCAAAAGAAGATCCTGACTTTGCTAGAATTGCAGAGGAAAGCAAACAAGAATGTATTGATATGTTCAATGCCGTTATTGCACAAGAAAAGCATTGGGCACGTTATCTTTTCAGAGACGGATCTATTCTGGGTCTAAATGAAGCATTGCTTAATGAGTACACTGATCATATCGGTGCAAAGCGAATGAATGCAATTGGACTGCCAAGCAAGACTATTCCAAATCCACTACCCTGGACCCAACGCTGGATAGCAGGAAGTGATGTACAAGTCGCGCCTCAAGAGACGGAAATAGTATCGTACCAGATTGGTGAAGTGAAACAAGATATTGATGAAAATTCATTTAAAGGTTTCTCTCTATGATGCTTCAACTAGACCCAGCAATACCAGTTGTAACACCAAAAGGTAATGCTATGGCTCATATTCTACTTGATTATGGAATTGAAGCCGATTTGGTTTGGGTTTGTTTTGAAGCTAATGGTGAGTGTTGGTCATGGGGAAATAAAGATATAAGAGCCCAAACAAATATAACTATAGGAAGAACTAAATGAATTGGATTACGTGTACTGAATGCGAAGAAGAGTTTAGAGTAATTACAGACGGTATTGAGCCTATTTTATTCTGCCCTTTCTGTTCAGCTGATATTGTCGAACAAGACGAAGATGAAGAAACAGAAGAACCGGATGAATAAATAAATCTTTTAATTGATGAAAGATTTATAGATGTGGCTTTATGAAAATAAACAATTTGAGAACTCAGATGAGTGGTATGGTTTTATATACTTAATTGAGAACTTAAAGAATGGTCGAAAGTATATCGGCCGTAAATATCTAACTAAAGCTGCATATAAAACAACAAAAGGTAAACGGAAGAAAATCCGTAAAGAGTCTGATTGGGCTGATTATTACGGATCATCTCCTTCACTACAAGCCGATGTTGAACTATATGGTAAAGAAAACTTTAAACGTACTATTTTAAGATTATGTAAATCTCGCGGAGAATGCAACTATTTCGAGGCTAAAGAGATTTTTGATACTGACGCAGTATTGGATGGTAATTACTACAACTCTTGGGTTTCATGTAAGGTCCATGCTGCACACGTCAAAGCATTGCATTTTAACCAGGAGATTTCATGAAGTGGGTAGCGTACTAGAACATAAGCATCTAATCATTAGAGCAGAGATAACAGATCCTCCATACGATGCTGTTGACATTAAACGTTGGATGAAGAATCTGGTGGAAGATATCGGCATGAATGTACTCATGGGACCATATGCGATCTATTCAGACATGGAAGGTAATCAAGGTCTTACTGCGGTTACTATTATAGAGACGAGCCACATTGCAATCCATGTGTGGGACGAATGTGAACCAGCAATGCTCCAGATGGACGTGTACACTTGTAGTACTCTAAATATTGATGATGTATTTAAAGCCATAGAAGAATTTAAACCAACTAAGATCGAATATAAGTATATAGATCGAGAAAACGGATTAGAACTTCTTGATGTTGGTACATTAAAGAGTTGACATTAATTTAGAATGGTATATAGTAATATTATGCAACTATACAATGGAGTGAATAATGGGCAAGAAAACAATTCGTAAAACAAAGACTTCAAAGGGTCTTCATAGCAATGTTGCTGCAGCTACACTAAAACTTGCTGCTGCTGCTGTAAGTCCTCTTGAAAAGGCAATGAACAAGGTAAAGGCTTGGCGAAAGGGTCAAAATCCTTGGATTACTGTAAAGAACAATGATGGTTCTACAAATAAACCTTTTATTAAAGTTAGAGCTAATTCTCTTTATGGAAACCCAAAGTTTTCCACTAGCGGCCTCTTTAAGGGTAAAGAAGAATGAATGTACTAATCTATACTAAACCAGGTTGTGGTCCCTGTGTAAAAGCTAAAGCCCTTTTAAAGATGAAAGGCATTGATTTTACAGAAATGACCATTGGTATGGATCTTCTTAGTGAAGATTTTATTGCTACATTTCCGGAACAAAAATCAGTTCCATTTGTTTTAATTAATAATGAAAAGATTGGTGGATATAATGAACTCGTTGAATACTTTGACAGCCGACCACAATTCCTCGCAGAGTGAACTTCTTACTACTCTACTAAAAGAGAATATTCTTAGTGTAGTTTTTGTAAAGAATGATGGAACCGAACGTGTACTTAAATGTACATTACGTCCTGATTTACTCCCAGAACAAACTGAATCAACTGGAACTCGTAAGCCAAATCCAGCCATTCTTTCAGCTTGGGATCTTGAAAATGATGGATGGCGCTCGTTTAGACTTGATTCAGTAATTACTACAACGGTAGTAAACTGATGGGCTTTGCTAAAGATAAACTATCCACTAATGCCATGGGTGGTACTGAGCTCATGAAGTATGAACTCATGAAACGAATTGATCCTAATTTACTAGATCAATTCCAGATCTTTATGTCAAGGGTGCATGAAGAACTTGATGAAACAAAGCTTCGTATTTATTGGATGCAAGATCTTCCTGGTGATCCAGAAGCAGAACATCTAAAGAATGATGGTTGGTCAAAGTTTCATAAGCTCGTCTTCGTATCTAATTGGCAAATGCAAGCATTCATTAATCACTATGGTATTCCTTGGTCGAAGTGTATTGTACTTCATAATGCTATTAATCCAATTGTACCACATGTAAAGCCAATGGATGGAACTATTAGACTTGCATATTGGTCAACACCACATCGTGGTCTAAGTATTCTAGTTCCTGTTTTTACTGAACTTTGTAAGAAGTATGATAATATTGAACTTGATGTCTATTCATCATTTAAGCTTTATGGCTGGGGTGAACGTGATGCTCAATTTGAACAACTCTTTGATGCTTGTAGAGCTCACCCAAAGATTAATTATCATGGCTCAGTCTCTAATGAAGTACTTCGTGAAAATCTATTGAGTACTCATATTCTTGCATATCCAAACATTTGGCCCGAAACTTCTTGTATTACACTTATGGAAGCAATGTCTGCTCGTATTCTAGCAGTACATCCCAATTTTGCTGTACTACCAGAAACTGCTGCAAATTGGACTTATATGTATCAGTGGGCCGATGATCAAAATGAGCATGCTAAGATCTTCTATAATGTTCTTGATGGTGCTATTCAAAATCTCAATGACGACCGAGGGCAGCTTCAGCTTCAAGCTCAAAAATCCTATGCTGATGGATTCTATGGTTGGGAAGGACGTGAACAGCAATGGAAGATGCTTCTTACATCTTTGCTGAATCAGCCTAGAGAAATTTCAAAGCCACAAAAATTCTTCCAGTATAAAGTTGGTTGACATTTTTCTTGGCATGGTTTATTTTATAAAAATAAATCATAGGAAGGTTCAAAATGGCCGTTAAGAAATCAGCCGTAAATAAGTCGTTGGATAAAAAATTTGCTGGTGCTGAACCGATTGTCGAGGAAATTATCGGTCGGCAAGATCCTCAGCTTACAAGAATTTTCAACTGGTATAATTATGTCTATGGGGTTTCCGATGGAAAGGTCTGGCTTCTCCAGTGGATGAAGCTTGAAAAGTTTGAAAAATCTGCCATCGAAACTATCAAAAAGTCAAACGACGCTTATATTCCGACTACAATCTGTTGGGTTGCTAAGATGGCACTGAATGGGACTAAATTTGCTCCAGAGAATCTTGATTATGTGCGACGCCGCATTGCTGATATTATAGCTAAATATGGTGAACCAACTGAAGAGGAATCTACCGAGGAAAAAACCAATGTGATCTCAATTCAAGACCGTACTAAGGCTAAACTTGAGCAAATCCTCACTATGGCTGAGGAGGAAGTAATTGATAGGCAGTTGCCTATGTATCAATTCCTCCAGAAACATTCTTGTACTCCTGCTGCTGCAAATTATCTGCGAGCATATTACATCAAGAGCCGTGATGAACTTTTCTCTGATGAATCTCAGGTCAAAGAAGCTTATGGCAAGAACCTAAAGAAGTGGCAAGCATTTTGGCAGGGTGTAATTGATGATCTTGATCGGTATGTTGGCAACAAGAAAGCCGTTAAAGTCAGGAAAGAACGTGTCCCTAAAGCCAAACCAATCTCTAAGTTGGTTGAAAAGCTCAACTATCAAAAAGAAGATCCTACACTCAAGATTGTATCGGTCCTCCCACAAGAGCTTATTGGTTCAAAAGAGCTTTGGGTTTATAATACTAAAGAAAAGAAGTTGACCGTCTTCTATGCAACTGGACCGGCAGGTCTAGGTATTAAAGGTTCAACTCTTATTAACTTTGATGTTGATCAATCGGAGTCAAAGAGACTCCGTAAACCTGAAGTTACACTTTCAGAACTACTTAAGGCTGGTAAAGTGGCTATTCGAAAGATTATGCCTGCACTTACCACCACATCTGTGAAACCTACCGGAAGGATAAATAACATGACAATCCTTCTGAAGGTGATAAAATAAATGACAAGTAATGTAATTCGCTTCCCTAAAGAAAAAAAGAATAGCCCTCCTCAGACAATGGAAGAACTTTTGGTTGGTGTAGAAGAAACACGCAAAGAACAAGTGGAATATTTGCTTGATGAAATTTTATCTAACTCATTTAGAATCTTATATGAAGAAGGTTTTGATATGAGTAAAGATGATTGTGTTAATTCAACTGCATTCTTGATTGAAGCATTTAAAGCTGCAATTTACCGATCTGTTGGGTTTGAACACACTTTACAAGAAATAGCAGATCAAGTAATGAATGTTGTAGATGAAGAAGATATTTTGAATTTGGTTGACATTATTCCCGATACCGAATAAATTGTATTATGTTTAAATGGTTAGGACATTTTTTGTGCTTATAGTAGATCTCAATCAAGTTATGATCTCAAATCTTATGACGACACTTGGCAACCATGCCGATGGTGTTACCGTTGAAGAAGATCTTCTTCGTCACTTTATTCTCAACTCACTTCGTAGTTATAATGCCAAGTTCCGTGCGGAATATGGTGAGATGATTATTGCATGCGATGACAAGAACTACTGGCGCAAGCAGATCTATCCTTATTACAAGGCAAATCGTAAGAAAACTCGTGATGCATCCAAGCTTGATTGGAATGCAATCTTTACAGTACTTAATAAGATTCGTGAAGAACTCAAGGATTATTTTCCATATCGTGTTATTCAAATTGATGCAGCAGAAGCCGATGATGTTATCGGTACTTTATGCATGAAGTTTGGTAATGATATGCCAATTGGCGGCTTCGGTGATCCTATTCTAATCATCTCTGGTGATAAGGACTTCCGTCAACTTCAGTGTTATAGTAATGTAAAGCAATATGATCCGGTACGTAAGAAATGGCTTGTTGAAAAGAACCCTGCTGCATATCTCAAAGAGCATATTATCCGTGGCGATACCGGTGACGGTGTTCCTAACTTTCTAAGCAAAGACGATTGCTTTGTTTCACCTGAAGGTAGACAAAAGCCAATTGCTCAGAAAAAGTTGGATGTATGGCTAACACAAGAACCAGAGATCTTTTGCACGGATGATATGCTTCGTGGGTGGAAACGCAATGAGCAGATGGTGGATCTCACAAAGATTCCAGCTGACATTCAAACTAAAATTCTCGACAGTTATACTGCTCAAGCAGGTAAAGGTCGTGATAAACTATTCAACTACTTTGTTGAAAATCGGTTACGCAACCTGCTAACTGATATTGATCAATTCTAGGAATTATTATGTCACGAAAATCAGTATCTTGGATCTTGGATTTTACTTCCAAGCTTCCTAATGAAGAAGAAAAAATCAAATGTCTTAGAGCAAATGATGACCCAGTTATTCTATCTGTCTTTAAGTTGGCATATGATCCAAATTTAAAGTGGGCTCTCCCCGAAGGACCGGCGCCATATGTTCCATGTCAGTATCCAAATCAGGACAATATGCTGTATATGGAAGCACGTAGGTTATATCTCTTTCTAGAAGGTATAAATCCACAGATGCCCGATTCAAAGAGACAGTCACTCTTTCTTGAACTTCTAAATGTAATTGACCCTAAGGATGCAGAACTTATCATTTCAATTAAAGATAAGAAACTTCCATATCCAGGTCTTTCTTCCGAACTAATTCTAAAAGCATTTCCAGGTCTGTATTAAGGATATAATGAACAAATGAGTAAGAAGTTTCCGCGCAATGATCAATATGATGATTATGATAATGACCACTACGAAAATGGTTATCGTGACCAATTGGTAGAGCGTAGAAAAAATAAAAGAATCCGCAACGCATTAAGATCAAAGGACATCTATGATCTAATGCACATTGATGAAGATTATTAATGCCATTATATGATTTAATTGATTCAGAGACTAATAAAATACAAGAAGTGTTTATGACTTATTCTAAGTTGCAAGAATACTTAGAAGAGAATCCTACACTTAGTCAAATGCCTGCAGCACCAGCACTTGTTTCTGGAGTTAGAGGTATTACACATAAGAATGATTCTGGTTTTAATGATATGTTATCTAGGATTGCTGAAGCTAATCCTACTTCACCATTGGCGGAAACACGAGGTTCAAAGGGAATTAAGGAATCAAAAACTCGAGATGCTGTTAGAAAACAAAGAGTACGACAAGCATCATCTCGGTTTATGATCTAAGTTTATTATGCTTCTGTGATAACAATCAACATCAGGAGCTTTCATGGCAGAAAGAACTCAGCGCTTAACTAAAAGACAACAAAGACTAGCTGAAAAAGGTAATCCTAGAAAAGAATGCACACCAAAAGTTCCATCTCTGCAACAACAACATTTTGAACTGAAATCTGTTGTACCAATTACGGATAATCAGATTAAAACATTTAATGCGTTTGATGATGGTGATCACATATTCTTACACGGCTGTGCAGGCACCGGTAAGACTTTCATCTCATTTTATCTGGCACTTAAGGAAATTATGTCAGGTAAGACTAAACGAACAAAACTCATCATTATCCGTAATGCTCAATCATCAAAAGACATTGGTTTCCTACCAGGAACTGAAAAGGAAAAACTAGCGGTTTATGAAGCTGCTTATAAAGCCATTTGTTCTGAGCTATTTAATCGCGGTGATGCATATGATGTTCTTAAGACTAAGGGTATCATCGAGTTTCACAGTACATCATTCCTTCGTGGTACTACAATTGAAAATGCCGTTATTCTTGTAGATGAAGTGCAGAATCAGCGCTATAGTGAAATGCGTACTGTATTAACCAGAACTGGTGATAATTCTAGAATCATTCTATGTGGTGATACCAAACAGGACGATCTTACTAGTGAACGATTTAAAGAAACTAGTGGTCTTAGAGATATGATGCGAGTTTTTGATAACATGGACTCTATGAGTACTATACATTTTGAAATTGACGACATTGTCAGATCCGGATTTGTGAAGGCTTTCATTATTGCGGAGTATAACTTAGGACTATATTAATGGAGAATATTATGGATAAGAAAGAATTTGTTCAACGTTACATACTTGAAAGTTTGGATATTTTAGGTAACACGGAAAATAAAATTCAACGTGCAATTGTTGTTTATGATAAGATTGAAAAAGCATTTGCAGTCACACCGACTACTAATCTTTGGGACTACAATGACATGCAGCGTTAATGTTTGAACATAATTTAATTGAACTGCCTCGGTTGGAACGTATTGATGGAGCAATCCGTCTATATAAAACTCCAACCGGGGCTTTATATCCTTCAGTCACTACAGTAATCGGAGCAGCAGCTGACAAGTCTGGTCTTGATGATTGGCGCCGAGCTGTAGGTGAAGAGGAAGCAAATCGAGTTTCAGCTAGAGCGGCTCGACGAGGCACGGAAGTTCACAGGCTCTGTGAGGATTTAGTTCTTAACAGACCTATTGATCTACGTAGAGAAATGCCTTTCAATATCCAGATGTTTAAGCAATTGGAACGAAAGTTAACTGCAAATGTAACCAATGTTCGAGGTTCTGAACTATTCCTCTACTCTGATAAACTTAAGGTTGCTGGAGCTTGTGATCTTATATCTGACTATGCTGGCAAAAAGTCAATTATCGACTTTAAGACATCTGGTAAGAATAAACGGAAAGAATGGATTGAAGGCTATTTTATTCAGGCAACTCTTTATTCGATGATGTTCTATGAGCGGACTGGCCTTAAGCATTCTCAGCTTGTTATTATGATAGCAGTTGAGGAAGAAGATCAACCTCAGATCTTTATCGAGCAAGCATCCAACTATATGGCCAAAGCCAAGCAGATCTGTGATCAGTTTCACCTAACACATTAATCTACTTTAAAACTTAAAAGTGCAGTAGGAATCGTTCTTGCTGCACTTTTTTGTTTACTTTTTTATCAGAATATGGTAGTTTAAGAATATGAGGAATGAGGAAGGAATTCAAAATGATTAAGGTTTATCAAATCCGTCTCACCGACAATGAAGTTAATATGATCAATGGTGACTGTGGTTATACTCCCCGCATCAAGGCCTACTTTGATCGTGGGATCGAATCAAGGTTCAAGGCTGAAAATTTCCAGTATTACGATCATGTTGCCAACGTTGATGTTGATGGCTTTGAACAGGCTTTCCGTGTTATGAACCTCTGGGAAGATGATGAAAACTTTGATCGTGTCGAACGACTCGGTCGTTGCTCGTCTATGTCGGTTGGTGATATTGTTGCCGATCATGATGGTACTTTGTACCGTTGTGCTTCGTTTGGCTTTACTGCTCTTTAAGGATATTTGATTATGACTAAGATTGTTTATAATGCTTGCTATGGAGGCTTCAGCCTTTCCCACGAGGCGATTATGCGCTATGCCGAGATCAAGGATATTACTTTGTATCCTCACAAAGGTCAGTTTGGATTGACCAGTTATTATCTCTGTTCTATTGAAGAATATGATAGAATCCAGGCAGAAGAAAATGCTGCGCCAGTTGGACTAGGTCGTTACGCGCGATCAAATGCAATGTATTTTAGCGATAGAGATATTGAGCGCAATGATCCTATTCTAGTTCAGGTCGTAGAAGAACTTGGTGATAAAGCTAATGGTTCGCATGCCAAGTTGCGGATTGAAGAGATTTCTCCGGGCACTATGTATCGTATTGATGAGTATGATGGATATGAGTCTGTGGAAACCAAAGATAGCTATGATTGGAAAGTTGCGTAAACTTTATTGGTTGACATTTTTTCAAAACAATGGTAGACTAAACTATAAGGAATGAGGAAGTCGTTCGGAAATTGACGGCAGGTCTAGGTTGACTTCCTCTTCCTTTCTTTTTTGGAGACACTGTGATGGAATATTTTCTTGTCATTGGTACCGTCTATCGTACTTACTACATGGACGAACAAACCAAGTTTGATGATATGAGGTTGGTTAAGGCTATCTCCGTGAGTGAAGCCGAACGCAAATATCATGAATATTGGTCTGGTCAGACCAACGAATACAGTGTGTATTATAGTGCCACTGGTCATGCCTTTCCCACCATTGTTTAAGGACTTTCAATATGTTTGTAGTTTGTGCAGAACGTCCCAGTGGTCGACCTTTCATGCCACAATCTTTTTCAACGCTTGAGGAAGCTATGGACTTTCTTGATCTTCCCGGTGTTGCCATGGGAACAATTCATTCCAAATATGCTGGTGGTCAAATTGTTTTCACTAATGATCCTGATGATATGGAGTCTTAAAAATGACTGGCATGGATTATTTTCTGGCAATCGTTGGTATCGTTCTCATGGCAGCACCAGAGTCGATCATCCTTCCACTCATTGGTCTAATCATCTTTCTGGTGAGCGTTCTCCCAGAGCTTGGTAGAGGTAACTAGTGCGTATTCAAACGTTTGATGATGTAAACTTCCGAGGGCATCATCTAGTTGATGTAGTCTGGAATGTAGTCTCATCTCGGACTGGTGAAGCATATAAGATTAAAATGACTGACTATGGACTCTCCTGCAATTGTACTGCAGGTGCAATGCGTGGTAAGTGTAAGCATGCACAATTTGTTCACGATCAACTGGTGGCAGACTAATGAAAAAGAAATCTGATGTTACGATTACCGCTAAGTTTGCTCAGGAGTTTCGAGAATACAATTCTCAGATGAAACGCCTTGGTAGTAAAACTAAGACTATGGATGAATATATTACGTATCGTCTGGGTAAGTTCAGTCCAAAGCTTCGAGGTATTAAGACTGACAAGCTACAAGTCAGTGATCATCGAGACAAGTATCCTTCCGGTGAAGGTATTGGTATTTCCTTTGCTAAACAAGCCAATACGTATACTGGTACGCTGATAAAGGGCGTTTCTACTATGCATAAGTCTAATGCTGTTCCAGTCATTTCCGAAGAGGAAATGAAAGAACATTCAAAGATGCGTTGAGTATTAGTTATGATTAAAAGAATTATTCCAATTGAAGAACGACCTATGTGTATCGTTCAAGGTTGTTCTAATAAGGGACAGCATACGGGAAATTATAAAAAGAATGGTTATCCAAGTTTTAGAAAAACTTGCACAAAACATCATTCTATTAAGTATGGATTACATGATTGGCATTATAAAATTCACAGAAAAGAATTTTGTGAAAATATTGATGGTAGACTTGAATTTAAATGTACTACAATAATTGATTACGAATGGCAACTTGATATTGATCACATTGATGGTGATCCATCAAATAATAAATTAGAAAATCTTCAGACTCTATGTAAATGTTGTCATGCTATTAAGACTAAGACAGAACGTGACTATATGTCACCAGGAAGAAAAACTTTAAAAGAAAATGAAAGTACAATTTTTAAGTTTTTTGGTTGACATTTTTTCAAAACTATGGTAGACTAAACTATCAACTGAGGAGATAAACATGACTTCTGATCTTACGAAAATCAAGGCTCGTATTCTGGCCCTCTCTGCCAAGACTGTTAAGAATGGTTGTACCGAAGAAGAAGCTATGACGGCTATTTCGATGGTCGGTAAACTCCTCCAGCAATACAATCTGTCGATGGATGAAGTAGAACTTCGGGCAGAGGAATGCAACACTCTGGTAATTAATACAGGAAGTAAAGTTCGGGGTGGTGTGTACTTTGCAGTTGCAGCTATTGGTTCTTTCACGGGCTGTAAGGTCTGGATTAATCGTTCACGCTTTGAATTGAATTATTCGTTCTTCGGTCAGGAGAGTGATTTGCTCATGGCAAAATATCTTTATGATCTTATTGTTGAAGCAATCAAGACCGAATCTGTAAAGTTTAAAAAGACAAGTCCTTATATTATGGCTAAGTCAAAGAAGGCAGCAACCAGTTCATTTACTGTTGGTATGGGTAGTCGCGTTGCTACTCGTCTTAACAACACCAGGAAAGAGAATGAAAAGGAACTCATTACTGCTCGAGGTGGTAATACAGCACTTGTCGTTCTAAAATCCAAGATTGTTGATGAAGCATATCGTGATCTTGGTCTTAAGCTCAGTAAAAATAACAATAAGACCAAAATCTATGATGGGTCTGCATATCGCAGCGGTCAGGCTGCTGGTGATCGTGTAAACCTCAATCGGCCTGTGAATGGTCCCGGTGAGAAAACTCTCCAAATTTGCGGTTGACATTTTTTCAAAACTATGGTAGACTAAACCATAAGGAATGGAGATCAACCAATGATTGAATATTATGAATATCAAGGTCTGTTGCTCAACTCCTACGAATGGGCAGGTGGTCTCGGTAAGGGACACAAGGAAGTCACCAAGAACCAGGCTGCTCGTCGGAAACAGGTAAAGTCCGGCGAAGCAATCATTGTGAAGGATAAGTAAAGATGGGTTACGAAACACGCTATTCGCTTGAGATTAAGGCTAATGTTATTCAGAAGGAAGTCAAGGGTGTAGATGCCAATGGCAAGCCTGCTTCGGTCTTTGTTTGTGAGTCTGTCGACGTTGATGATCTGAAGAAAAAAATTGCCAATATGATTGGTTATACCTATTTGTGGTCTGATCCCTGCAAGTGGTATAATCATGAGAAGGATATGCGAGAGTTTTCTCGGATGTATCCTGATATTCTCTTCATCCTTTCTGGTGAAGGCGAAGAGTCTGGCGATCTGTGGCGTGCTTACTTCAAGAATGGTAAGATGCAAATGACCATGGCCAAAATTGTCTACGATAAATTTGATGCTGGACAACTAAAATAATTTTAAAAATTGTTTGACATTTTTGTCGGTCCGTGGTAGACTAAACTATAAGGAATGGAGATTGAAACATGCCACGTGGTGTCCCTACTTCAGGTTTTCGTAAGCCCCGCGACAAGAAGGTCGTTAAGACTAAGACGGTAGCATCGGTTAAGACAGTTCAGGTTCCTGAGGTTGTCGAGACTGATGCTGAAATCTTTAATCGGATCGTTGAGCGCTTTGAAGTTCTTGAACTGATGACTGAGGCTTCGATCACTGGTGATGCTACCTCGCTCATCGTCTCAGGTCCTGCTGGGCTCGGTAAGTCGTTTACCGTTGAAAAGGCTCTCCATGAGTGGGACCCAGAGGAATATAAACACACGATTGTGAAGGGCTACATTCGTCCTCCCTCACTCTATCGTCTTCTCTATCAGCATCGGGATGCTGGTCAAGTCTTGGTCTTTGATGATGCTGACTCGATCTTCTTTGATGATGTATCGCTCTCTCTTCTTAAGGCTGCATGTGACAGCAATAAGAACCGTCGCATCAGTTATCTGACGGAAGGTACCTTGCTTGACGGTGATGCTGATATTCTGCCACGCGGTTTCGACTTCCATGGTACCGTCATCTTCATCACCAATCTTGACTTTGATGCGATGATTAACAAGGGTCACAAGCTTGCTCCTCATCTTTCAGCTATGATCTCTCGGTCGCACTACATTGATCTTGCAATGAAGACCAAGCGTGATTATCTCATTCGGATCAAGCATGTTGTTGCTAACGGAATGCTCAAGGATGACGGTCTGTCTCCTACTGCCCAGGAAGATATCATTGCTTTTATCTTCAACAACCAGGACAAGATGCGCGAACTCTCGCTTCGCATGGTCCGCAAGGTTGCTGATATTCGCCGCAAGGGTAACCCCAACTGGGAAAAGATTGCAAGAATTACCTGCTGCCGTTAAAATCGTTTGACATTTTTATCAAAGAAATGGTAGACTAAACTATAGGGAATGGAGATTGTTATGACTGATCGTACCAAGCTTATCAATGACTTTCAGGAGTATGCCAATTCGCTTAGTTCCGGGTATCTCAAGACCTGGAAGGCAAACGGCATTATCTGTACTCTGACTGATAAGCGTCTTCCGATCATGGAAGATAATGTGCGACTTCTGGCATACCTCACCAATTGCCTTGCAATGGAAGGCTTTCGTAACACTGACATTGAAAAGATTCAGCGTTGGGTTATCGGGAAGGTGGGTTAATTATCCTGACTGCGATTGAAGTTATTCGCAACGGTGAGAAAATCTTTTAAAGCAGTTTGACATATTTCTTGGTGTAGGTTATACATAATCTATAGGGAATGGAGATTGACATGTCAGAAGCTCGCTTTAATCCTGAAGGTAAGGAATTCCTTGGGGTCTATAGGATGCCCAACAAGCCTAATCTGAACCTTCCGGTTTTCTACGATGATAATGGCAATACTGTCAATATCATTGGTGTGAAGGTCAACCTCAATCGAATGATTCTTGTTGAAGATTAAACTTACATCTATCAAAATGCCATCTTTTCATGGCACGATATTGTCCTTCTTTATTACAATGTGGGCATATACTCATTGAATTGTTTTGGTTGGCTTTTAATTTACCATATTCACTTGAAAAATAAGAAGAATTTTTAGTTGGTTCTAAATTAAAAGCTTTTTGAACACATTTAATGTGTGGTGAAGAAGGTTTAATTTTCTTTCTACAACCAACACAATAACAATCTAATTTGTTCCAAGCAGGAACTTTATTAGGTTTCTTGGCGTAACCACCTTTATAAGAACCTATTATATGTGCAAGTTTTGATGCATCAGATGGGTTAATTTGTTTGGAAAGAGATTTCCAAGCTATATAATCTTCCCACTTATTATATTTCTCATATAGAATTCTATGCTCTTCTGCATGTTGTTCTATAGTGATGGTTATTAAATTTTTTGAATCATCGGTTCCTCCCATATGTCGTGGGATTATATGATGTTTATGATAAATACTCATAGCTGATACTCCATCTAGTATTAGAGCCTATGGGTACGCTAATACCGCGATAGGCAAAAATTTATTTATAAAAATTCCTGTAGCGGGTTGACATTTTATCAAAACAATGTTAAACTTAATTTATCAACAACGAAGGAAGGAATTTATTATGAGTCATGAATTGGAGTTTCTTGAGAACGGCGAAGCCTCAATGGCATATGCTTATAACGGCACTGCCGGAGATGTGCCATGGCATGGTCTTGGTGTTAAGGTCGATGGTGATCTTACACCAGTTCAGATGCTTGAAGCCGCAGGTCTTGATTGGACTGTTTCTACCCAGCCTTGCTTTACTATGCTCGACGACAAGCGCGTCCGGATTGGTAAGCAGGCGCTCGTGCGGTCCAGTGATAATGCAATCCTTGACATCATCTCTGATGACTGGGTTCCTATGCAGAACCAGGATGCTTTCGAGTTCTTCAATGACTTTGTTGCTGCTGGTGATATGTCGATGGAAACAGCTGGTAGCCTCAAGGGCGGTAAGATCGTCTGGGCTCTTGCGGCTGTAAAGGAATCGTTCGAACTCTTCGGTGGTAAGGATAAGATTGACGCCTATCTGCACTTCACCAATCCTCACTCCTACGGTCAGTCAATCGACGTTCGGTTTACTCCAATCCGTGTGGTGTGCAATAACACTCTGACTTTGTCACTTCGGACTCAGTCCAAAAATATGGTCAAGGTTAGCCATCGCCGTGAATTTGATCCTGAACTCGTGAAGGAAACTCTTGGTGTTGCCAAGAACAAGCTTCAGGACTACAAGGCAATGGCCGAATTCCTCACAACCAAGCGCTATACCAACGAGACCATTGTGGATTATTTCACTCGTATCTTCCCAGTGATGTCCTCGAAGGCTAATCCTCGGAAGGAACTCTCTAAGTCGGCCAGTTCTGCTCTTTCTGAGGTTCTTCACTCGCAGCCTGGAGCTGAACTCGGTGAAGGTAGCTTCTGGCAGGCATTCAATACTGTCACCTATATGACTGATCACTTGATCGGTCGCTCGGCTGATACCCGCCTCCAGTCGGCTTGGTATGGTACTAATCAGGGTCTCAAGACCAAGGCTCTTGAACTTGCTATGGAGATGGCTGAACATGCGTAAGCCTATTACTGCGGCGGACTTCCGAGAATGGGTGAAGTCCGCCGATGCTGAAAGTCTTGAGGTGTTTATTGATGAAACACTAAATGTTATTCTTGATCTCGAGTCTGACGATTTCTTTGGTACTGAAGGTCTCAATAAGCGATTTGCTTGAAAAGGAATTTTAAAATGGATTATGTGACAAATCTTAATAGCGGTATTGTTGTAGAGCGTACTGCATTTGAAAATCTCAAGAACGAAGATCTTGGTGCAGGTCTTGCAAAGATCTACTCCGAAAATAAGCCTGTTGTTATTGTTCGTAGTGCTCAAGCTTTCTTTAATCGTGAAAATCTTATCAAGGTAATTGACTCAAACGATCAGACTGCTCTTCCTATTATTCTTGAAAAGCTTGGGATTGAGTTTACGGACGAGTTCAAGGTAGTTATTACCTCCTTTGCTCGAGTCAAGGCTCAGATTCTTGAATCGTTTCAACTATCTCCTACATCTAATGTTTATACTTTTGCAGATGTGCCCAAGAATTGGTCTATTGATCAGTTGAAGATTACTGACCGTAATATCTACCGAAAGAATAATACCAATTATTCCATTGGACATAAGACACTTGAACGAATCTGGAAGTATGCGTCCAATATTTGGATTGGAAATACTGGAGGCCCTGAATTTACAGTTTCTGCTGCTGGGTATAGCTCGCGAAATGTATCAGTTCAGGGTGATACAGTAAACGTAGGTTGTCAGTCTATCCAGCGCTTCGAACTTGAAGCTGTTGCCCAAAAGCTTGATTGGGAATTTCCAGTCAAGGTCTACCCTTATGCCTAATGATGAGATTGATACAATCATTGAGAATGGTGTTGCAGAGATCTATCGTGGTTTCTATCGACTTCGTGTCTCAGAACAGTACCAGCGTGAATATGACGAGATGGGTGCTTTGCTGAATATGCTCATGAAAGATCGAGACTATCTCCGTAAGAATAAAGGAGTTGTTTAATGCTTGATTTTATTTGGACTATAGGTTTTATTGGTATTATCGGATACCGTATTTTTAATGCAGGTATGAATACCAAGGCTCTATTCTATGTAACTCGTGAACCTTATGGTAGGAAACCATACACCGAGATGGTAGTTGATAAGGTTCTTGCTTATATTGCATGGACTTGTGCTGCTGCTCTTTTCTGGATGCTTGCAATTCCTGTCTATGGGCTTTTTCTTCTCGGCAAGAAGTACGGCAAGAAGTACAGCAAGGAAGCCTAAGTTTTCCGTTGACATTTTTCTCATAGTATGTTAGATATAATCTATAAGGAGATTAATATGATTGAATATACTGTTAATGTTTATGCCAATGGCAACAAGTTCTGGTACTTGAACGACAAATTTCATCGTGAAGATGGACCTGCTATTGAATTTGCTAATGGTACCAAGTACTGGTACTTGAACGACGAACTCCACCGTGAAGATGGACCTGCTATTGAATTTGCTAATGGTACCAAGTGCTGGTACTTGAATGCTAAGTTACTGTCTGAAGAAGAGTTTAATCGCCGCATGAATTCTCCTACATCCAAATTTAAGATTGGTGATAAGGTAACCGCACCAGCTTATCTTGGCGAGTGGACTAATTGTACCGTGATTGATATTAACTTTTGTGACGAATGGCCTATACAGTGTGTGCGCCCAGATGGCATGACTGGCGTCTTTCGTGAAAATGAACTTGAGTTTATGCCTGAACCGAAGGAACTTACTGTCAAGGAAATTTCTGAACTTCTTGGTTATGAAGTAAAGGTGGTTCAATGAGATTGATTTTCTTTAGTTGTGCTGTATTTCTACTTATTACAATTCCTGTTCTAGGTAGAAATGTAATTGCTTTTCTTATAAACTCACATACAGATATAGGTCTTTTTGCTCTACTTCTTGTTATCTGTTTGTTTATTGGTTCAATTATTACTGTCGTTACTACTATTATAGATGTTCTAAGTGAAAAGAACTAAGTGTGTTAACTTTTAAAATGAAGGACTTAAAATGAAGATTAAACTATTTGCTCTTATTGCTACTTCTGCTCTTGCTCTTGGCGCTTGTTCACAGGTTGAACCAGGTCATGTTGGTATTCGTGTTGATCAATATGGATCTGGTGCTGGAGTCTCCAAGGACTCACTACCTGTCGGTACTTACTTTACTGGCGTTGGTACTACAATCTATGAATATCCTGTCTTTACTAAGACTTATACCTGGACAATTAACAAGACTGAAGATTCTGTTGTTAATGAAGAATTCTCATTTGCTGATAAGAGCGGTTTAACTCTTACTGGTGACGTATCTGTAAGCTATCACGTGGATGCTACCAAGGCTCCAATTCTGTTTCAAAAGTATCGTATGGACATGGATGCAATTGTCTCGGGACCACTTCGAGTAGCCATCCGCGGTGCAATTAACAACGAAGCTTCCAAGATGACTGTTGAGGAAATCTACGGTTCACGTAAGGCCGAATTGATTGCTCTAGCTCAGGCTGATGTTCGGAAGTTCTTCAGTCCATTTGGTCTTGAGGTAGAACGAGTTGAATGGGCTTCACCAGTTCGAGTTCCAGAAACAGTTATGCGTCAGATCAATGCCAAGATTGCTAACGAGCAACAAGCTCTAGCAGCTCAGGCTAACGTAGCTACCGCTGAAGCTGATGCCCGCGCAAAGGTTGCTAAGGCTGAAGGTGATGCTAAGGCAACTCAGATTGAAGCTGAGGCTCTAAGATCTAACCCTAAGATTCTTGAGCAGAAGGCAATTGATAAGTGGGATGGACACTTTCCAACTTATATGGGTGGTAATGCACCACTTCCTTTTCTTAAAGTCGATTAAAGCTTAAAGATTGAACCATCTTCTCCGAGGATGACTAATGCGCCCTTGCCTTTGTTTCCGTAAATACAGGATGCTAAGGCAAGGGCTTCTTTTTCACTTCTGGTATCAAATGTTGTAAAAAAGACACTTTGATTCTGATGCAAGCATGGGATTGCATAAAGGGATTTGGTCTCACTTGGTTCAATTTTCTTAGACATAAAAATCTCCTATTTTGTTTTATTTATGCAAAATTCAGTTGACATTTTATCAAAAGTGGAATATATATAAACTATGAAGGGATAGACCCTTCAATTTTTACTCAAAGGAGTTTTGAGAAATGACTGACACTAAAGAATTTGATCTACTAGTTTTCATTGGAAGATTCCAACCTTTCCATCTTGAACATCAGCGTGTCATTGCCACTGCTCTTGAAAAGGCCAAGAATGTTCTTGTGCTTGTGGGCAGTGCCGGCAAGGCTCGAACTGTTCGCAATCCTTTCACCTTTGAAGAACGGAAGGATATGATCAATGGCTCATTCGACTGTAACGGTGGGCGGCAATGTCGTATTATCATCAAACCAATCTACGATAAGACCTATAACGATGCTGCCTGGATTAAACAGGTTCAAGACGTCGTTAAAGATGCTGCGCTTGATATTCTCAATGATGGTGGTTTCCGGTCTGTCGGTCTAAGCGATGCTAAGGTGGGTCTGATTGGTGCCTCGAAGGATAATACATCCTACTACTTGAAGTTGTTCCCTCAGTGGTCCTCGGTTAATGTTCCAATCGAACGTGAAATGCATGCTACGGTTATTCGCGAGCACTTCATTGATGGCACATTTGAGCGACATCTGATGGATAACGTTCTAGTTCCACGAAGTGTGGCTAAGTTTCTCTTCGAAGACTTTATCCATACTGATTCTTATGCTCAACTTCGCCGAGAGTTAGAACATGTCCGCAAGTACAAGAAGGCCTGGGAAGCGGCACCATATCCTGTTAAACATGTCACAGTTGATGCTGTGGTTGAACAGAGTGGACACATTCTACTTGTAAAGCGAAAAGCAGAACCAGGCAAGGGTCTCTGGGCAATTCCTGGCGGGCATCTTGAGATGGATGAAACCGTCTTGAATGGCATCATCCGTGAACTAAAGGAAGAAACTGGAATCAAGGTTCCTACAGCTGTCTTGCTTGGCTCGATTGTAGCTCAAAACGTCTTTGATGATCCACATCGTTCGACTATCGGCCGTGTGATTACGCATGCTGCTCACATTCATCTGTCAAGTGAAACAAAGCTACCCAAGCTAAAAATTCCCAAAGGTGAGCACGGCGAAGACGAAGTTGACAAGGTCAAATGGGTTCCTATTAGTGACCTCCGTGAAGATCAAATGTTTGATGATCACTTTCACATCATCAACTATTTTCTGGGAGTTTAATCATGGCTACTATTATTGAATACTTTGAGGTTTTAGATGATGATGGATATAACCGTGATGGTCCATCATCATCTGCTAGATTTCTGTCACTTATTGCTGCTGAGAAATATGCAGCACTTAATCGAAATAGATATGTGAATAAAACAAAGAAGAAGATTATCATTTATGATAGTGCTGAGGAAGTAGATCTACATAAGAGAGAAGATCTTAAACAATCTGCAATTAGTAAACTCACTACAGATGAACGCGTAGCTCTAGGAGTCTAATGATGAAACCTATTAAACCAAGTGATATAGCCACAGCTAAACAAACTGCAATTCCTGAAGTTGTTATCGAAGTAATTAATAATTTGCTTGCTCTTAAGTTTTCAAATGGTAGAGCAACAATTTATCAAAAGGATATCGTAAATTCGCTTCTTAAAAATGGCGATATATCAAAAGATGAAATCTTTAATTTAGGTTATCTCAATTTTGAAGAGATCTATCGAGAACAAGGTTGGAAAGTAACTTACGATAAGCCTGGCTATGGAGAAAGTTATGATGCATTCTTCGAATTTAAGGTGAAATAAGATGCGATATGAACTACGAAGATGGACTGATAGTTCAAAGACTGATTATGTAATCAGACAGCTATCAGACGATAGAAATGCTATTGAAGCTCAACTCGAACGAGTGCTTAATGCAAGCACAGAACCAAATCTTAACTATATTGTAGATACAGTAGGTGAATATGATGACTGAGACTAAACCAAAACGAAATACTTGTTATACTATTACTGCTCAAACTCCATTACTTCGACCAGGCCTGAGTATTCAAGTAAATACAAGTGAACGATATGCTGCTGAAGCAGTAGATCTTCTTATGGAAGTCGTCAGACAAGTTAATAATAAGGACTGAGAATATGACGATTAAACCTTACTCCATCGGCTCTTCTGAGTGGAATGGTCTTTCAAAAGTAATTGAAGAGCTAGGTGAGCTTCAGCAAGTCTGCGGTAAGACTATTGGTTCTGGTGGTGATCAAAATCATTGGTCTGGTAATCTTGTTGAGAAGTTTATTGAAGAGATTGGTGATAGCTATGCAGCACTTGATTTCTTTGTTGACCAGAACTTTAGTAGAGAAGATCAAGCTAGGATCTATAAACAAGCTCATATGAAGTACGAACGATTCAGACAATGGGATAAAGAAACTAAACAAAACGATTGACATTATCTAGAATTGGTGTATAATAGTTATATAGAGATAATGTATTAGGGGTTTGATTTATGTTACTACATGCTAAAGGTAATCTTATTGATATGGCCGAACAAGGTCTATTCGATGTAATCGTCCACGGATGCAACTGTCAGAATACTATGGGATCTGGTATTGCTAAAGAGATTCGTGCTCGATATCCTCAAGCTTATGAAGCCGACTCTGCAATGATCTATACCTATCAGAAGCCCGTATTGAAGCTCGGCAACTTTAGTGTGGCTGCAGACAATCAAATCGATCCCAAGTTTGAGATCGTAAATGCCTACACTCAGCTTCATTATCTGCCTCGCAGTATAGATCACTTTGACTATGAATCGTTCAAATTGATTCTCAGAAAGCTTGAAGTTATTGCACCAGATGCTCGTTTTGGTTTCCCATACATCGGGATGGGCCTTGCTGGTGGCAATTCCAAGCGTATCTTAGCATTACTAGAAAAATTTGCAGTGGATATTACCGCAACTGGTGGTTCTGCTACACTTGTGGAATTTGGATAAAAAGGATGCCTTACATGAAAATTGTTGTAAATGAAGAAGATATGAAGCCAGACGTTAAAAATAGATGGTTTGATGCCAGGATAAGTGGTGACAATCTTAAAGTTGAAGATTTTTATCTTGGTGCACATATGCTTAATACAGCTCAAGTTATTGTCTTTGAATCTGCTTATATTTCAGTTAAAAAGATTCTAAAAAAGTAAAAATACCAGTTGACATTTTTATGAGAATGGTATAGACTAAACATAATGGCAACGGGATAGACCCAAAGCCCAAACGATAGAGGAGTTCTATTATGAAAAACATTATTTTAAACGCAGACTCGTACAAGTACAGTCAGTTCAATCAATACCCCGAAGGTACAGAGTACATCTACTCTTACATCGAAAGCCGTGGCGGCAAGTATGATGAAACAGTCTTCTTTGGTCTTCAGGCTTTCATCAAGGAATACTTGACTGATCCAATTACCATGGACATGATTGATGAAGCTGAGGCTATTATCACAGCTCATGGTGAACCTTTCAACCGTGCGGGATGGGAACATATTCTCAATGCACATGACGGCTACCTGCCTGTTACTATCAAGGCAGTTCCTGAAGGTACGGTTGTTCCTGTCAAGAACATTCTTGCTTCGATTGTCAACATGGACCCAGAATGCTACTGGTTGACTTCGTTTCTTGAGACTGCATTGCTTCGAGCAATTTGGTATCCTACAACTGTGGCTACTAACAGCCGTGAAATTAAGAAGGTGATCCTTGATGCACTTGAACGAACAGGCACTCCAGCTGACATTAATTTTAAGCTTCATGACTTCGGTGCTCGTGGGGTCAGTAGTCTTGAGTCTGCCGGGATCGGCGGCGCAGCACATCTTGTCAACTTCATGGGTACGGATACTGTTGAAGCTTTACTTTTTGCTCGCAGGTATTACAGTGCTGACATGGCTGGTTTTAGCGTTCCTGCAATGGAGCACTCAACTGTAACAAGCTGGGGTCGAGAAGGTGAGGTTGCTTCTTACCGGAACATGGTTAAGAAGAATGGTAAGCCTGGTGGTATTGTTTCGGCCGTCTCTGACAGCTATGATATCTACGAAGCTTGCCGTCTCTGGGGTACAGAACTCAAGCAGGACATTATCGACTCGGGTGCTAAGCTTGTAGTTCGTCCTGACTCGGGTGATCCAGCTGAGGTTGTAACTAAGTGTCTTCGAATTCTTGATCAGTACTTTGGTAGTACAATTAATGAGAAGGGCTACAAGGTTCTTAACAACGTTGGTGTTCTTCAGGGTGATGGTATTACGATTGATTCGATTAAAGACATCTTGCGATGGTCTGAAGCTGCTGGTTTCAGTGCTGACAATCTTGTCTTTGGTCAGGGTGGTGCTCTTCTTCAGATCGTAAACCGAGATGACCAGAAGTTTGCCATGAAGACTAGCGCTGCTTTCATCAAGGATAAGGGCTGGGTTGACGTGTTCAAAGATCCAATTACCGATCCTGGTAAGAAGTCTAAGAAGGGTATGCTGAAGCTTATCCGTACTGAAAGTGGTGAATACAATACTACTCGAGATACGGCAGCAATGTCTTATCCTGATGTTCTTGAAGTTGTATTCTCGATGGGCAAGCTTATTCGTGATCAAAACTTTGCAGATATCCGTGCTAGGGCAGAAATTTAAAAATAATTTTGTGAAACTTTGTTACGGCACGGATTTCTTGTATATATAATTTACTTGAAGAAATCGTTTGACATTTTATGCGAAATGGTTTAGTCTAAGAATATACGGAATGCAGATTCTCCTCCGGGACGAAAAACTTTCCAAATTTAGTCGTTGACATTTTATATGAAATGGTATAGACTAAGAATATAGGGAATGGAAACAAACCCTGTCTTTGACATTGTTGGGAAAAGAAAAATAACTTGGAGGTTATTAAGTGAGCCGGAGACGGCAAGACCGCAAGTCTAAAGCTTAATAACCTCTCAGTTAAGACTTATTAGATGAGTTCAGATAGGATGGGAAATGTGTCCCGATCTGCTGTAATTAGTTCTCTCACAAGGGATCTGAATTCTTCTAATAAGTTTTATCTGGTAGAGATAGCAAGGGCTAAACGTGGCTTTGGAAGCTTCGGATCGCAGGGGCGGTACCTGCCTACCAGACCAGTTTCATGGCCCAGAACGCTAACGGCGGGCGGACTGATTTTCAATCAGTTGTAAGCGGGTTCAACTCCCGTCTGGGCTACCAGTTATGTATAGTAAAATCCTCTGTTGTGGGTTGACGCACTGTTCAAAGTCGTTTTAGGTTGGTTCAATTCCAGTACTATACACCAATTCATGTGCGTGTCGTCTAACGGTAAGGCGCTCCCCTGATTAGGGAGTTATCGGAGTTCAAATCTTCGCATGCACACCAGAAATTCGTAGTAGACGGTCAGTACTGTGGAATATGCCAAAGAATGCAATGATCGGCATCACACAGTCAACATGGCTTGCATTTCATCTACTACGAACATAATATGCCCCGTTAGTCGGTTCGGTCTTCTAAGCCGCTATCCGTAACTGGATCTGAAAATACTGGTTCGAGTCCAGTACGGGGTACCAAAATTTAGTTGTTTACATTTATTCGGTTTTGGTATAGAGTTGAAAAATGGAAACACAACTTGAACATTTGATCGGTCGAGGTATGGACCCAACTAGGTATCCAATCTCGTATGATCCAGAGGAAGGTATCATCACCTTTCTTCTGTTTAACTATAATGGTGGTCTTGTTGGTTACCAGCAGTATAGACCAGATCAGGCTTCTAAACAAAAGAAGAATGATCCTAAGACTGGCAGGTATTATACATATCTCCCTAAAGATACTGACGGCGTGTTTGGACTTGATGTTCTTAATCATGCTGACAGGACTATTTATGTGGTTGAAGGTGTGTTTAAAGCAGCGGTTCTACATCGTCTAGGTTTTAATGCTCTTGCGGTTCTTACTTCGACACCTAAGAGGCTCAAGCCTTGGTTTCGAATTTTGCGACCGACATGGAATCTGGTTGCTATTGGTGATAATGATGATGCCGGTCAAAAACTGGTTAACATTGTCGGCCGAGGCTTTCAGTCTCCAGAAGATCTTGACGAAATGTCAGATGAGGAAATTTTGGAACTTCTGAAACATAATGGTTGACATTTATTCGGTTTCGTTGTAGACTAAACTATAAGGAATGGAGATCAACATGAATGTTTTTGTAGTCACTTATACCTCGGTAAATGGCGACACCGGTGACGAAAATGTCCGTGTATCTAAAGTCTTTGCATCAGAAGATGCAGCCAATATCTATTGCGAGGCTATTAAGTCTCGCTGGGGTTGGTATGAATATCAAGAATTTGAAGTAGAATAAGTTTACTCCGCGGGTGTAGTGCACCGTAAGACGGCAGAATTAATGGCCTGGAGTTTAAAGACCTTACGGTGGTGTTACCAGGATAAACCGTCAGATTATCTCCACGTTGCCGTCAGGGAAGGCTACCGGCTGTCTACCGGTAAAGGCGGGTTCGAGTCCCGTCGTGGGGGCCAGTTTTCCGTTGGGTTCGATTCCCAGGGTATATAGATGGTCTTAGTTGAGGTTCGATTCCTCAATATATGCAACAAGCATGGTGGTGGACATTAGTTCTAGAGTTGTTACAGCAAACCAAAACGCTTAAACAATGGATGTCTTAGCGGACAAAAACAACTCTGTAGAAATTTAGTTTAAGGTTCCTTACCGCAACTCAAACAACTTTTATTGCAAAAGCCAAAGCGGAACCTGTAGAATTTGGAATGGTACAGCAACAAACCTTATGGTAGCTCATCGGTAGAGCATCTGACTTCAACTCAGACGGAACGGGTTCAATTCCCGTACAACAAACCCATTCCAGTTGTTTTTGGTCCTATGGAGTAATTAACCAGAGAAACCAGTCTCAAGGAACTGTCCCTCTAAGGAGTAATTAACCTTATGTTCAGCCCTTGCTTCGTTCATCTAGCTAGGCAGGATGCTCCCCCTCGCAGGAGTCACATGGGTTCGATTCCCATACGAAGGTTACGACTTTTAAGATGAGTTCTGTTTCGGTAGAATATAAAGCTGGGTGTGTGGTATCGCCGCTGAAATGACCTGCCCAGGAAGGTTCGAGTCCTCAAGGCGGCTTGGTATTCTTACAGAACTCTTCTTAACAGTTATGCCTCTATAGTTAAATAGTATAACAAGGACCTTGTAAGTCTTAGTCCAGGGAGCGTTACCTTGTAGGGGCACCAGAATTACCCATCAATGATAGTATGATGTAAAACCTATCGGTTTTTGTGTTGGTTTTTGACTTAATATAATCAACCGGTCATGTTACCGACCTGATAGGGACAGCGCTCATTATGCTACAATAATGGGAAATCCTTAACAGGGTGTCTGGGCCGGACACTGTTGGTATATTGTTGGTAAGCAATGTATCAGGTCGAAGTTTCCGTTATAAATAGGAGTGAACACAAACTAAGGAGGTTGTTCATGACTAATTTTCTAGACGGTAAGAAAACATACATCGTAGCTCTTGTTGCTGCAGGTTTTGCATTTGCACAGGCTATGGGTTATGTAGTTCCAGAATA